GAAGAGCAAAAAGAAGAGAAAGATCAAGAATTAGAACAGTACAGTAAAGATGTACAAAGAAGAATAGCTAAACTAACCCATAAGTGGAGAGAAGCTGAGAGACAAAAAGATGAAGCAGCTGCATTTGCAAAAGCGCAAATTAAATTAAAAGAAGCAGCAGAAGCTAAAATCTCAAAACTTGAACCCGGATACTTGCAGTCTACAGAAGATAGCATTGTATCAGGAATGCAGGCAGCACAGGCTAAACTTGCTGCAGCTAGAGAAGCATCAGACTTAAAAGCTGAAGCAGAAGCTTTAACTGCAATCTCTGAGTTAGGTTATAAAAAAGCTAAACTTGAAGAAACAAAAATGGCTCAGGAAGAGTTTAAGAAAACTAAAAAACCTGAACCAGAACTTAAATTAGATCAACCAGCTAAACCACAACAAGCTCCAGACCCAAAAGCAGAGGCCTGGGCAGCTAAAAATACGTGGTTTGGTCAAGATAATGCTATGACTTATACGGCATTTGATCTACATAAAACGTTAACTGAGCAAGAAGGTTTTGACCCACAAAGTGATGAGTATTATTCTGAAATTGATAGAAGAATAAGACTTGAATTCCCACACAAATTTGATACAACTAAATCAGAAACTGGGGAAACAACGACCAAACCCGTACAAACAGTAGCTAGTGCGAAGCGAAGTACAAATAGTGGTCGCAAAACCGTGAGACTCACACCGTCTCAAGTCGCAATTGCTAAAAAATTAGGTGTGCCACTTGAAGAATATGCGAAACAACTAAAAATCACGAAGGAGGTATAAGCATATGGAAAACGATAATGAAAAAAGAACTTCTCGTGCGAGTCAAACTAGAGAAAAAGAATCTCGAAAAAAAGTTTGGTCTCCACCGTCATCTTTAGATGCACCCCCTGCGCCGGCAGGATTTCAGCACAGATGGTTAAGAGCTGAATCATTAGGATTTCAGGATACGAAAAATATCGCTGGAAGACTAAGATCAGGATACGAATTAGTTAGATCTGATGAATATCCAAATTCAGATTATCCAATTGTTGAAGACGGCAAATACAAGGGAGTGATCGGAGTTGGTGGCCTTTTGCTTGCAAGGGTACCGGAAGAGATCGCCAAGCAGCGTTCTGAATACTATGTTAAACAAGGTCAGGACAATGTTGAAGCAGTAGATAACGATCTTATGAAGGAGCAGCATCCAAGTATGCCGATCAATATTGATCGACAAACTCGTGTAACCTTCGGTGGTACAAAGAAATCCTAACAGAATTCTTTTCCATCAAAGGATAAACTAAACTAAATGTCTATAAGGAGGACACAACTATGGCAAATAAAGACAGCGCGTTCGGTTTAAAACCGATCGGAAAAGTTGGTCAGAATAAAGACAACCAGGGTTTATCCGAGTACGATATAGCAGCATCTGCAACAGCTATATACTTTCAAGATCCAGTTAAAATGTTAGCAACTGGAACAATTGGAGTAGCTGCAGCGGGTGATGTATTACTAGGACCATTAACTGGTGTATTTTTTACTGACGCAACTACAGAAAAGCCTACTTTTGCGAATCACTTAAACGCATCTAACACTGCAACTGACATTGTTGGATTCATTTCTGATGATCCGTATGAGAGGTTTGAAGTACAATCAAACAACACAGGTGCTTCTGCACAAACTGATATTGGTAATGTTGCTAATATCGTGTATGCAGCAGGAAGTTCACCTAACTTCGTTTCAAAAGTAGAATTAGATGATGGAGATCTAGCAACTACTGATGGCCAATTAAAGGTTATCGGTGTTTCTAAAGATCCTGATAATAATGATCTTGCTTCTGCAAACGTAAACTTTGTTGTTACAATTAACGAACACTTCTTGAAACAAGAAGCTGGCGTATAATAGAGGAGAATAACTATGGCAATAAGTAGAGGACAACTAGTCAAAGAACTAGAACCAGGTTTGAATGCTCTATTCGGCTTGGAATATAAACGTTATGAGAATCAGCATGCTGAAATATACACTACTGAATCTTCAGACAGAGCGTTTGAAGAAGAAGTTATGTTATCAGGTTTTGCTCAAGCTCAAGTTAAACCAGAAGGAAGTGGAGTAACTTTTGACAATGCTCAAGAGACTTTCACTGCGAGATATACACACGAAACTGTGGCTCTTGCCTTCTCAATAACTGAAGAAGCAATTGAGGATAACTTGTATGACAGACTTGCTAGTAGATATACAAAAGCATTAGCTAGATCTATGGCGAACACTAAACAAGTAAAAGCTGTTAATCCATTAATCAATGGATTCGGCACTTTCACATCAGGTGATGGTTCGGCGTTGTTTGCAACAAACCACCCAACTATCTCTGGTACAGTAAGTAACACTTTAGCTGTTGCTGCTGACTTGAATGAAACTTCATTAGAACAATCATTAATTGACATTGCTGCATTAACAGACGAAAGAGGTCTAAAAATTGCTGCAAGAGGTGTTAAAATGATTATCCCTTCTGAGTTACAATTCACAGCTGAGAGACTTATGAAGTCTCAAGGAAGAGTCGGAACAGCAGATAACGATGTTAACGCAATCGTATCTATGGGTATGATTCCACAAGGTTACAGAATTAATAATTTTTTAACTGACCCGGATGCGTTCTTCATCATTACTGATGTACCTAACGGTATGAAGATGTTTGACAGAGCCCCAATTAAAACGGCTATGGAAGGCGACTTCGATACTGGTAACGTGAGATACAAAGCTAGAGAAAGATACTCATTTGGTGTATCTGACTTTAGAGGTATTTTCGCATCACCAGGTGCATAATAATTAATTTGAATGAGGCGAGACACAATCTCGCCTCATTTGCAAAATAGAAAGAATTAATCATGAAACAATTCACAGTAAATATTTGGGCATATGACCATTACGCAAAATTTAAAGTCGAATCTAAAGACGACCCTATTTCCCTCGAGCAAGCGATAGTTGACAAACTAGGAGAAAATGCTATAAAATGGGAACATCTTGGAGCTATGTATAGTTCTGAGGTGAACAGAATAACCTATGAGGAGGTTATAAATGACGATGCAACCGCACATCCAGTATCTCTACAACAAGAAGGAGAGTCTGGACCTAAAATGGAAGCAAGAGCATCTTAACGAGGGTAGATATACTCTCAATATGGTAAGGATTGACGACGAAGTTCGTAGAATCGTACAACATATTAAAAAGGCTGAGGCCAAAGAAGCCCACCTTAAAAATAGAGTTGATGCCATTGCTCCACAAGTTTCTGTAGCTACTTAATAAAAAGCTACATCGTTGGAAAAAATCCACTCCACACTACACGCTCTCTTGCACTCTACTAAAAACTAGTATATAAAATATCTACTATACATTTAAGTTTATACAGACGCGTATAGTCGACGGCCTAAAGACTGTGTAAACGTAATTAGGAGGATACAATTATGGCAAATAAAACAACTTTCACCAGTTTCATTAGATCGAACGGTGGAGATCAAACAAGAACAACTTACGCAGGTTCTGTTGCTTTGCAGGCTCAATTTTACTTTCTGCCTACAGCAGCTCAAGGAACTGATGTGCAAGTATCAGCAACTGATACAAGAAAAGTTATTCTTCCAAAGAATGCAGTAATCACTGGTATCTCTTTCAACGGAGATGCAACAGGTGGTACTAACCCAACTATTGATATGGGTTTCACTGATAATGATGGCGGAACAAACTTTGTAGACGTTGATGGTTTAATAAATGAAGGTAATGCAGACGCAGGGGCGGTTGTAACTGTATGGGGAGGAGACTCTACAGCAGGTGCAGCTCTTGGAGACATTGGAAATCCAGCAACAGAGATTATTAAAATCGTTGGTGGTCAAGGTTCTTCAGCAGCTACAGGCGGAACAATTACTGGAATCATTTATTACTATGTAAAAGATCAAGGTAAGCCTGGTGAGTCTACACCAGAGTTAACATAATAAATAATTAGTGTGGGCCTTCGGGCCCACATAATTTTAATAGGAGAAAAACTATGAGTTACATGGGTGATGTAAAATCGAAAATATTTATCGATGACAACGCTTCTTCCAATACATATGTTGCTGTAGCTGCTAGACCGACTTCAACGTTTACTTTAGCAAATTCTTCTTTCGGAACTAATACCGCAAGAAAAATTACTGCAACAACTCTTGGAGATGAGTCTACGATAACTGTTACAATTGTTGGAACAGATGAAAAAGGAGATGCCGCTACTGAAGTAATTAATTTACCAGGATCAGCGTCTACAACTGCTGGAACTACAAATGCGTTTTTGACAATAACTTCTGCTACAGTTAGTGCACAACCTGCAGCTAACGTATCATTAGGAATGACAGCTGACGTATTTGGATCTATCTTTCAAGGTAGAACTAGAGTTAGACAAGCAAACGTAGGTTCAGGTGGAGCTATTGGAAGTGTAGAAGTAAGAGACGCGAGCGTTACTGGAACATCGTTACTAACTTTAAGAACACAAGGAACAGCAGGAGATATTAGCACAGTAAACATTCCACAAGACGGAATTGTTTTTAAAGATGGTGCATATATAACTTTTTCTGAAGCAAATTGTAATTCGGTAACTGTTTATTTTGACGGATAAAGGAGGATAAATGGCAACCTCTGGAACTACGACTTTTGAATCTACGTTCAGTATTGATGATATTATTACTGAAGCGTATGAAAGATTAGGCCGTTTTGATTATTCAGGAAATGATTTAAAATCTGCAAGACGTTCTTTAAACATTATGTTTCAAGAATGGGGAAACAGAGGTCTACATTATTGGCAAGTAAAAAATAATTCAATTACTTTAGTAAATGGTAAATCTGAATATACAATGTTTAGATCACCAACTGATGGAACTTCAGATGCAACTGCAGTTTATGGTGTGGATGATGTATTAGAAGCTGTGTATAGAAATTCTTCTTCAGTTGATTTTCCTCTTACAAAAATAAATAGATCTGCATATCAAGGTTTGTCAAATAAAACTCAAACAGGTGTGCCTACACAATATTACGTTCAAAGATTTATAGATAAAGTTACAATTACTTTATATTTAACACCTGGTTCAAGTGAAGCAGGTAATTTTTTAAATTTCTATTTTGTAAGTAGAATACAAGATGCCGGTAACTATACTAACGAAGCAGATGTGCCATATAGATTTGTACCTTGTATGGTTTCAGGTTTAGCTTATTATCTTTCACAAAAAATAAATCCACAACTTACACAGAATATGAAATTATTATACGAAGATGAATTTAAAAGAGCATTAGAAGAAGATGGTTCACCTTCAAGTTCTTTTATAACACCAAAAACTTATTATCCAAATGTCTAATTTATCAAAAGGAAAATACGCACAATTTATATCTGATCGTTCTGGTCAAGCATTTCCATATTCAGAAATGGTTATTGAATGGAACGGATCAAGAGTACATGTTTCAGAATTTGAAGCAAAGCATCCGCAGTTAGAACCAAAACCAACTACAGCTGATGGACAAGGTTTAAGAAATGCAAGACCTGCTCGAGTTGAACCAGCAACAGAAAGTTTATTACCAAGTGATCCATTTGATATCACTTCAGGAAGTACAACTATATCTGTAAACGAACCAAATCACGGAAGAACAACAGGAAATACTGTTGTATTTAGAAATGTAGATGGTTCACCTGGAGGCCTGGCATATACAGTATTTGAAAATACTGCAGGATTTAGTATAACTGTAACAGATACAAACAACTATACATTTATTTTAGGATCAACGCCTACAGTAACAGGAAAATTTGGAGGAGCATTTGTAACTGCAGGACCAGTTACGTTAACACCATGACTTATTCAGAACTAGTACAAAAAATTAGAGACTATACAGAAGTTGATGCAAATGTTTTAACTTCAACTATTGTAAATGGATTTATTGAAAATGCAGAGTTTAGAATACTTAGAGATGTAGATTCTGATAATAATAGAAGATATGTAACTGCTCAGTTAATTTCTGGAACTAGATTTATTGATACACCAGATAATTTATTAGTTATTAGATCTGCTCAAATTGTTGATTCTGATGGAGTGGGTCAAGCAAATAATAGAGAGTTTTTAGAATACAGAGACACCAGTTATATGTCTGAATTTAATTCTGCAGAGTCAACAGGAGTTCCAAAATACTACAGTAACTGGGATCAAAATACAATAGTAGTAGCTCCAACACCAAACGCTACATACACTATTCAGCTAAATTATATCTTGAAACCAACTGGATTATCTAGTACAAATACTACTACATACCTAAGTCAACAATTTCCCAACGGACTTTTGTATGCGTGCTTAGTTGAAGCATTTTCTTTCTTGAAAGGGCCAAATGATTTGTTGCAATTATACGAAGGAAGGTATAAACAAGTTGTTGAAGGCTTCTCGATAGAACAAATGGGAAGAAGAAGACGAGATGAATATCAAAGTGGTGTTCCTCGAGTCGGTGGAAAATAAATAAGGAGAAAAAACTATGGCGATTACACAAGCACTTGCAAACTCATTCAAAAAGCAACTGTTAGACGGTGATCACTCGTTCGCGAGTTCGGGTGGTGACGTTTTTAAAATAGCTCTTTATACTTCCTCAGCTACTCTAAACTCTGCTACAACTTCTTTTACTACAGGTAATCAAGTTGCTAACAGT